CAGTATCTTCTAGTACTGGTAAGAACATGTCTCCAATGTCATCTTCTGTTTCAATAAGTATATCTTTTCCATTTATAATCTCTAATCCGATGTTATCTTTTTCTAGCATATACATCATTTCATCTGCAAATCCGTCGCACTGTGCATCAATAAGTTTTAAAATATCGCGCATATTATTATCCGCAGACACCCAATCTGTTCCAAACTTTTCTCCTAAGTCTCCCATTAATTTAACGTGGGTCATAAATACACATCTCCTTCTTAGGGTACGATACTATCATGTATGGTACGCCCATTCTTTTGCAACACTTTTTGTCATGCTCACTTGGTTCACATTTTGAGTCATAGTGACTATGGACTACATATTTTATTTTCGAAATGAGTTGATACTTTACGAAAGTTTTTGGGTCAATTTTAAACTCATTTAATTTATTCTCCGCAAAATTTTCACAATTTATAAATTCTTCTTTTCCGTCTTTTTCTATAATTAAACCGCACATTTCTTCAGGGGCTGCTTGTTCTGCGGCTTTGTAAATAATATCTAGCATTAGTTAAACCTTTTACTTCCTGGGAAAGCTCCAAATGGTAACACACTAGTACTATCATTATCTGCTTTTGGATTTGAAGTAGCACTTGATGTACTAATTGGACTTGCATTGAATCTACGATTACAAGACGTTAGTCTTTTTCCGCAAATATCTCCTCTTTTCCAAAAATTTCCAAAGCCAGGAGTATTTCCTGTATTAGTAACTTTTGCTTGCCAAATACTATACCCTGTAGCTTCCCATGCTGTATTTGCACTTACATAAGTCCAAGTCATTCCATAGTTATGAGCAGTATCACCATTACTAGGGTTAGTGGGTAATCCTACTGTACTTGGAGGATTAATTATTTCTGTTTTTCTAACATAATTATTAAATTTTTCGTCAGTATAAGCATAATAAGTAGTACTTGAATTATAATCATCATATACGCAAGCTCTAACAAAGTTAGTATTGTTTTCTGAAGGCGTTCCTTTTGAAGCTTTACTTCCAGTAACTCTTGCTTGCCAATAACTTTTGACAGAAGCACTTGTATATGCTCCATTTGTATCTAATCTTGTTGCTGTTTGATTATATGAGTATAGAGTATTTGTTGTAATATTTGAACTTACTCCTAAACTGTCCCAGCTTGTTACTGAAGTATTTGGTAAAATATAATGGTCATCTATATTAACAAATGCAGTAAACTGTGTTCCTGAACTTGTACCGTTATTTGTTATTTCAGGTCTATATAATCCGTGAGCGTGCCAACTACACCCCCCTATTTTTTGACTCTCTTTTCTAGTAGGACTTGCACCTTGATATTCCCATGCGCATCCATTTCCTACAATAGTTCTTTTTGGTATCATTACTCCATCCATGTCAAAAGGAGAGTTTAGTTCAAACTCAATACTTTGTGCATCTTCACTAGATATTTTATCTATAATCCAGACTTCTCTATTAAATTCTATTGGAGTTTCTCCTGAGGTTGTTTCACTTGCTCCTCCTACTATGTATTTAGCAAGAGTTGCTCTACGAATTATTTTTTTACCTAATAATTTAGTATAATCTCCACCTATTGCTTCTTTAAAACTTACTGCAACATTTGTACTATCTGTAGATGAAGACACTCTCAATCTTGGTCTTGCTATGGCTCCTGATTGATTTTTTTCAAATCCATCGGCAACTATAGGCAAAGTATTATAAGTATTTAGTTGAGTATTTGTAGTATAGTCATACATTTGTATTGCACTTGCATCTGCATTGTTATGCCCACTAAAATATACATAAGTTCCATCTGCTTTCTCTATTTCAAACATATGTACTATAGAGCCTGGTGTTAAAGTTTGTACTGTTGCAATTATAGACATTATTCGTAAACTCTCTCTAATTTTGTTTGTAAATTGTAATAATCATCGTATGCCCAAGACTGGCTCCAATCAGAACAAAGAACTTTAATTGTTGTTTCTGAGCCTCCTTCTTCATACGTAAAGTCAAAAGATGTAACACCTGCTTTAGTTTCTAAAAAATTTGTTATTTGGTCTATATCTGCTTTTGGTCTATTTGCAAAGTTTATACTAAATGTTTCATTTAGTACATTTATACCGTTTCCCACTCTTTGTGAATATCCATCACCAAAATCAGCTTTAAAAACTCTAGGGGATGTTTTTCTAGTAAATCCTTTGTCAGGGACTGCTTGTCCGAGGCTTCCGCCCACATTAAATCCTATTGCCATTAGTAATTATTTAACAGGCCTCCTGCCCTCTGCTGTTTAACAATTTCTTGTTGTACAGCCGCTGAGATACTTGCGCCAAATGCTTTTGCTTTCTCTCCTTCTGTTTTTATATCTTGTGTTGCTCCGCCATCTGACATATTAACGTTAACAGTAACATTATTTGTTCCGCCGCCACCGCCTTCTAACATTTTTACAGGTATTTCTCTATCATTTCCTAATGGTACGACAGCTTCTGTTCCATGTAGTGTTGCAGGATAACCTTTCTCAGGGCCGTCTGCTATACCACCAGCTCTGTATGAACGATATCCTCCGCCAGCTCCTGGAGACATAATGCCTCCTTGTCTTGCAGGAGTACCACTCATTTGCATCATCTTAGCTAATCCTGCTGCTGCTCCTGGATTTACCATTCCTACCATTGCCATAAGAGCATTTAAGATAAGTTGCTTGATTATCATTTTTGTTATATCTGCTAATATAGAGATTGCCATTTGACCAAAAGCTTCTTTTACTGTTTTTGTTCCTTGTGCTACAGCTACTAAAGCTCCTGCCATATCATTTGCTAGTCCTTCTGTTAACCTTGTAGATATACCTTGCTGTAGTTTTAACATTCCATTTATTTTTTCTAGTTCTAATCCTTGATTTATGTAATGTTGTGTTCTTTCTTCCAGTGCTTCATTAAAAGCTCTTTCTCTTTCTACAGGGTCTTCTATACCCATAGTCATAGCACTTGCTTCATTCATAATAGCCGTTTGATTGTTCATTGCAAAAGCATTTGCTTTATTTGAGAAACTATTAATAAAACTACCTGTACCTAATTGCTCCTGTTTTTGTGCTATTTCAAAAGCTATTTCTCTACTTCTAATAAATGCTTTTTCTTTTATTATTCTTAACTCTTCTTGTGCAAGGGCTACGTTTTCTTTTGCAATATCTAAATTTCTTTCTAAATCTTCTTTCTTTTCTCCGACAACTTTTGCTAAATCTTGGTCTACTATTAATTGAGCGGCTGCTTGTTCATTTAGTGCAGCTGCAAGTTTATCTGTTTTAGTGTCCATTTCAAATTTAAATTCCATGTGTGCTTTATCAGCTGCATTTACATTTAACGTATTTTTAACTCTTTCTTTTTGAGTTTCTGCCATACTTTTTCTGATTCTAGTTTCTTCTTCTAAAAACGTGTTCATTTTTCCTTGTAAACCAAGTAATTTTGTTGCATCCTTTTCGTCTGATTCTATGGCGTCAGCTGAAGCTTGTCTAGCTGCTTTTAGCTCACCTAACTCTTTTCCTCTTTCCTTTATTTGTCCTGCATTACTAAACCCTGAATCTCTTAATTTAGTAAATATGCTCATAGCAGCATCAGTTCTTCTTGCAGCAAATCTATTATTAGCAGTCATTCCTTGTGTACCGCCTTGATTACTTCTTTCTGTTAAATATGTTCTTACATCTTCAATACTTTCAAATTTAGTTCCAAGTTGTCCATTAATTAAGTCTAATCCTTGTTGTGTACTTGCTAATTCTATAATATTTTTTATTTCTTGACTATCTCTTGTTAGATATTTTCCGCTTTTTCCTTTGCCACCAAAACCTGCATCGGTAAGGCTAGTTACAATTCCACCAGCTTGAGCTCCTAATGCATTAAATTTTGTTCTCTCTGCTATTGCTGAGTCATTAATAGCTAAAGTTGCTTTTCTTTTTGCAAAAGCTTGGTCTCCTAAATATCCAGTCTCATTATTAAGTGCTGTGCCAATAGCTGTCATAGCAGGAGTAAATCTACTTGATTTTACACCTGATACCATGGAAGTAAAAGCTTTTTGTACTCCTTGCATTTGTTCTGACATTTGTTGAAGTGCCATTCCTACACCTAAAATTTCATTACTTAATTCAGAAAAACTTCTTATTTGAGTGTCACTTAAAAAGCCCCCTGACATTGCATCTCCAAGACCTGCTAGTTCAGGATTAAGTTTTTCTACTGCTCTTGCGGTATCTTCAAATACTTTTAATTGTTCTGGACTTGCACCACTTACTAGTGCTTCTGAGTAGTCTGCCATTAATTTTGGTAAATCAGCACTTTGTAAAGCATTTGCTTGTTGTTTTACAATTTCAATTGAGTCTGTTAAGAGTCCAAGTCTTCTTACTTGATTCATTCTATCTAACTCAACATTTAATTTCTTCATTGTTTTTGTTAGTTCTTCAAGTTCTTTTTCGTACTGTGATACTTCTTCTGGTTTATTGAAAAAACCTGTAATTGCTTGATAACCAATTACTGCTAAACTTATCCAACCAAAAGCAGATGCTAGTCCGGCGATTGCTCTTCCTGCGTATGAAGCAGCTCTTGCAATTCCACTAAATGCTGCGGTACCTTTTGCCTGCATTGAGGCAAATACAGCATTTGTAGTTATACCTAATTGTTTATATTCTAATTTTGCTTTTGTTAAACTTCCTTTTAGTGCTAATTCTTGGTGTTTTATGTACCTTTCAAATTTTGCACGTTCTTGTGCATTAAACTGGTTTATCATATGACCTTTTTGTTTTAAGTGTCTTTTTAAAACTCCAAGTTCTTGTGCATTTAATTTTTTACCCATTGCGGCTTTTTGCATGGTTTTACTCTGTCCTGACATGTCCATGCCAGATAACATACCTTGTATACCGCTTCTACCACTTGTTGAAAACTGTTTTCTACCTTCTGCAGTAAGACTTCCATCTTTTTGCAGATTTTTTATCATATTTGCGTCTTGTCTAAGGCCTTTTGCCATTTCTCTTGAAGAGTCAGCTACATTTTTCATTGTATCTGCCATAGCGCCAAAATTAGGCATAAGTTGAGTTACAATTGGAGCTACTAATAGTCCTATAACACCAAGTAATGAGTATAAATTATCTTTTAAGAATTTAACTATAGGTATTAAAACATCTGCAGTCTTTTCTTTTACTATTTTCATCAAATCATCAAATTCTTTTGCAAATTGACCTAACGCAAAAGCGTCTTCGTCCATAATTTTTTGAATAGCGCCAAATTTTCTTTCTGCTTGGTCTAATACTTCGTTTGCTACTGCTTGTGACCTCTCAAAAGCATTTAACTCTTGTCTTGTTTTACCAATCATTTGAGCATACTTTTCTGTTGCTGGTTCAAGTCTTAATATGATACCTAATTCGTCTAGTAGTTCGGGTTCTGCTTTCGTCACACCTCTTACTAATCTGTTAAAAGAATCTGTTAAGTCTCTACCTAAGGCTAAAGACGCATTTTTTGCTGCTTGACCAAGTCCTTCCATTTGACTACGAGTTAACCCTGCGGCTGTACCAATAGCTGCTGCTGAGGCAGCTTCTTGGAAAGATAGCATGTTTGCTGTTGCAGTTTGAATGGATGCAGTAAGAGCCGCATACGCAGTACCAGTAACAGCACCAAAGGCTTTTTGACCTTCAATCATGTTTCTAGTTTGCATTGCGTCTTGTAAAAATCTAAATGCTGCTGAAACGGCGAATACCTGTGCAGCGATTGTTGCGTAAATAGGCACAAGACCACCACCAATGGTCTGTGCTTGCTTTGAAAATGCTTTTGTTGTGTTTGATGTTTGGTTAGATAAAGATTTTAGTCGCCTGTCACTTTCATTGACATTTTTGGCGACTGAGCCCATATTTTTGCCCGCGTCCTTTGCCTTTTTACCTAAATCTTTTAACGAACCTCCATCGGTTATCTTAACCTTAACGGAACCGCCATCTCTTTTCTTACTCATTTACTTTCTTGGTGCTTTTCTCTCTTGAGTCATTCTTTCATTTATAGAACGACTGTTGAGAGCCTCGATGTTTTTTAGCCAAAAAACACACTGTTTTTTGTCTTCAACTTCGTATATATCTAATATTGTTCCTAGTGCAGATAAATCTTTTCCGAAGTAAGACCCAGACATACCATCCCATCTGTCAGGCAACATATCATGAATTGAAAATGCTATCTGTATCTCATAAGGCAAATCGCCTCGAGAGGGTGGCATTTTATTAGGGTCAGGTTCCTGTCCTAATTGGTCACAGATTTTTAGATACTTATCTAAATCTATATCGTTTTTAAAAAATCTTTCTAAATCCGCAAGTAGTAGTGTTACTTGCGCTCTGTAAAATTTTCTAAGTCACCAACTTGTTCAGTAACCCAGGTATCGAAATCGTTAGAATTTTTCATTAGAACTTCACAATTTTCTTCTGTGAACTCTAAGCAATCTTCGTCTTCAACTCCTGATGTATCTACTAATAGAAGCTCTTCTAAGTATTTATACTTCAGTCCAGTCCAGCCTTTTATAACTGCTTTTATATACTGAGGTAGGAATTTATCAGCATCGAATTCTTCTTCGTATGCTCTAGTTTTCTTGTTAAATTTGTTAGTTACACACTTATTTCTTAACTTTAATAACTCTTCTCTTGCAAGATAAGTTAGTTTAACTTTAAAACCTTCCATCCCAGGGTATTCAAATTCTACTGTTTTGCTAGGAGCAAGTAAGCTCTTAAGCGAAATGGGTTCTTTTTTTAATTCTTGTACTACTTCTTTCTTTTCCAATTTTAATCTCCAAAATTGAATGAGTGAGGATTGGATTCCTCACTCACTCTTAGTTATATTATGATGTGTATGTTACACTTATTTCATTTGTTGCATTTGCTGCAGTTGATGATGACATATCAGAAGATAGTCCGTGGAAAGCCACGTCTACTGAAATTACATCTTCAATACTATGTGTAGGTAATTCTAAGTGAGCTTTAGGCAAAGCTACTGCACACTTTGGTGTATTACTCGCACCACCTATATTGAATGTTAGTGCAAATGCGTTGGTGATAACTCCTCTTGATTCTTGAAGTTTTTCAAATAAGTCTAATGACCCATTTGATTCTGAATTCAAGTAGCAAGTAAAGTTTCCAGAAACTGACCTAGTACCTGTTACATGTCCTAGAGGAGTGTTAACACTACCTAATGTTTCTGGAGTTAAGTAATTAAGGTTATTCTCAATACTTATACTACCACCTGTTAAAGTTACAGCAAAAGTGATGTCAGAACTTCCTAAAGCACCTAATGTACCTGTGGACTCTGAAGCATCATATGTTATTGCTAAATCTGTTAGTTTTTGTCTGATATAGTTATCGGTTGAGGATACTCCCTCGTCAATTAAACCAATAGTAGATGAGTGTTCTCCTGATACTGCAGGGGATGTTGCTCCTGCGGTTACTTTCAGTTGTACAATCTCTTCTATTGTTTTACCGTTTCCAGACCAGGCTATTTGGGCAATACCGTCAATATCAAAATCAATAGTAGCAGAGCCTACTGAGCAGTCTGCTAATCTATAAACGGTAACACCATCTGTGCCTGTTGTGTATATGTCTCCTTCTGAATCCTTGGAAGCTCCAAGAACGAAGAATAAATCAAATACTCCAATTGTTACTTTGTTTGAATTTGCGAAATCAAATGCGTTAGGTTCGTGGTCTGCAGGGACAAATGTTCCTGTTTCACCAACCGCCGCCATGTAATTTTCTGCACCCATAGCTGCCCACAATGGACCTTCTACTGCAAACTTTTTAGCGCCTCCAGCGTGTAGTCCTGCATCTGCAGCATATGCACCAGCTGCTGATGTTGTAGGTCTCATGTAAGTGCTGAAGCTCCACTCTGCTGGTGCAAAAGAGTCAGTAAACATTGCTCTACCTCTTTTACTATATCCAGATGTGCCTGCTGCTTCATTCAAAGTTACTTCTGTCGTATTTGTTCCCTGACTGAATGAAAATCCATCCAAAACAGGAATTTCATAAAGAGCTGTGTTGGCGGTTGTACCGTCAGCACTCCACTTCATGAAAACTTTGGTATCTCTACTAAAGAAAAATGACATTATATATCTCCATTAATATCGAATCTCAAAGGTGATTTCTCCTACACCTAGAGGTTCTAATACGCCTTCATCTGTATCTACAGTAGCAATTGTTGTTTGTACTGTAGTATGAGATGCTCCTGTTGAGTCATAGTATGTTAGTGGGTCGCTATCCTCTATTACCGTCTCAACATCTTCCAACAGTTCCTCTAGTGCACCGACAACATCGTTATCGTCTGACACATAGATTCTGACTGTTAAAGTTAAAAATCTAAATCTAAATCCGCCTCCATCATATTCTCTGGTTTCGGCTCCAGCTCCTACATGAATTGTAGGAAACTCGTTTACTTCATCCCAGAATTTAAGTCTGCGTTCTACTGATGCAACTGAACTTCTAAATGGAGGTTGACCATTTATTCCTTCAAGTTTTAAACATAGGGCTTCTACTATGGCTCTACGACGCGACGAATATCTTCTTGCTGTTGCTGAATCCATTAAACTCTCCTAGTTTTTATAAACTTATTTTGCATAGCTGTTGCTACTATTTCTCTTATACTTTCCCCTATTATCTTTCTTGGGTCTCTTTGTGTACTCCCCATATCTCCACCTGGTTCAAAAGTTTCATAAGGATTTCTCATGTAAGTATAATCTGCTTGTAATCCTCCTCTCGGACCTTGCATTACTTGTGTAACTCTGGCTGAGTTTGCAAATCTTCCTGTTCTATATCTTAGAGCAGGTGGTTGCATTTTCATAGCTACCATTTGAGGTAACACTGAATTTATCAAATTTCTTAAAGCTAGTGGATTTGATAAATGTGCTTGTCCTTTTGCCGAGACTCTAGCAGTATTCCTTACTTTGGAACGTCTAGACCCTTTTTTTCTAGCTTTTTTAATCCCACCTAGTTTTGAACTTCCTGCAAGTATTTGATTTTGTAATGCTTTACTTGCTTCTTTTTCTCTTCTTCCTAATAGTGCTAACTGTTTATTAACTTTTAATCTCATGTTTGGTTTTTTCCACCATGATTTATTTAAAAGTTCTTTTATTACTAAAGCTCCTACTAACTCTCCTCCTCTTTGAGAAAAGCCTTTAGAAGTAACATAGTCAGTATTCCAGCTATTATCATTTATCATGATATCAACTATTTCGTCTAGTTTTTTCTCTACTGCTAGTTTATCAGCAGGACTCATCATTCCTTGATGAATATCCCCTCCTAGTGCCATTCCAATCTCTATTGTTTTATCAAAGTTTATTATGTCACTTATTGATTGTCCATTAATTTTAAAATTAATATCCAACTCATGTAAAATATCTTGATATGCATAAGTATACATTTCTTGATATGGAGGTATTTCATTAATTACACTATCTGGACCAAGGTCTCTAAGTGCTTCTACCATACCTACTACAGCTACTGAAGTATCTCCTAAACTTGGTGCCTCTAACCCAGTCATTGATTCTAAAGGAGGACCTTGAAAGCCACTAGCTACTGGTCCATGTAATCTTCTATATCTGCTTTGTCTTCCTTGTTTAGCACCTATAATACTTGTTCTTTGATTACCTACCATAGGGCCGCTAGGATTTTTATTTGTTTGTCTGCCTGTTCCTACTCCTGCGTAACTGCCTAGCTCTTTCCACATTCTATACACAGCATTTGCCCACATTTGTTTATGTAGTTTTTGATTTGGGCCACCTTGTCGGGTCTCTGTACCAAAACTTGCTACATAAGATACTGGTACACTGTCTACATTAGTTATAAGACTTCTTAAAAACTGTAATCCTGCTCCTGCTCCAGGAACATAAACACCTAGTTGTGATTGTTTAGGTCCTACAATTCTTTGTGGTCTACCTTGTTTATCTCTGGTATACCCATGGTCTCTAGCCATTCGTGCTTTTACTTTAGACCATTTACCTTTGTATATTTTATATCCTTGTCTTTTATGTGCTTTTATTATATTTTTTCTACTATATGCTCTTCTTGCTACTTTACGAGCGGTATTTCTTAATGCTCTTAATTCTGGGTCTGTTAAAGTTCTCTTCTGTCTATTTTGTAATACATCTCTAATTGCATTTACTAATTCATCTTCTATTAAACTTCTCTCAAAAGTAAAGTGAATTATGTAGTTTTCATATTGAAACTCTCTAAGACCTGCCTGATTAATAGCTCTTTTTAATGCGTCTCTAATATTCTTAGCTGCCATTAAATAACAACTCTATATAAATCAAGTACCCTTTTTATATGGTCTGGGAAATCACTAGAACTTCTTATTCCAGATGTGCCTTGATTCTGTTGGACTGCTCCGCCCAAAGTTCTTCTTTCCTTATGCTCATCTTTTATATAGTAGTTAACTAAATCAAATAGTGCAAGTTGTAAAT